AGCTATACGCTGATACAGGGGATCACCCTGGCGGGGGTGCTGCTGGATGAGGTGGCCTTGCAGCCGCAGTCCTTCGTGGACCAAGCCCTGGCCCGATGCTCCATTGACGGGTCAAAATTCTGGTTCAACTGCAACCCGGAAGGACCGGAGCACTGGTTTTACAAGAACTGGATAGAAAACGAGAAGCCCAAGGAAAAGAACGCCCTCCACATCCACTTTACGATGGACGACAACCCAGCCCTTCCCCCGAAGATACGGGCGCGGTATGAAGGGATGTATTCCGGGGTGTTCTATGACCGCTATATCCGGGGCTTGTGGGTGGTGGCCGAGGGCCTGATCTACACCATGTTCAACAAGGATTTTCATGTTGTGCCGGACGTTCCCCGGCCCTACGACCAGTATTATATCAGCGTGGACTATGGCACCGCCAACCCCACCAGCATGGGCCTCTGGGGCCGCGCAGACGGCAAGTGGTACCGGATGCGGGAGTATTACTACGACAGCCGCAAGGAGGGCGCTCAGCGCACCGACGAGGAGTATTACGCGGAGCTGGAGAAGCTGGCCGGAGACCTGCCTGTCCGGGGTGTGATCGTAGACCCGTCGGCGGCGTCCTTCCTGGAAACCATCCGGCGGCACAGGCGGTTCTTTGACATCAAGGCATCCAACGCCGTTCTGGACGGGATTCGCAACGTGGCGACGCAGCTTCAGCTGGGACGGCTCTTTATTTGCGAGGGCTGCGTGGACTGCATCCGGGAGTTCGGCCTCTATCGCTGGGACGAGAAGGCCGCCGGAGACAGGCCCATCAAGGAGAACGACCACGCCATGGACGACGTGCGGTATTTCGTCCACAAGGTGTTCGCGCCAAAGCTGTTCAGTTTTTGAGGAGGGATATTATGCAGATTTCTATTCTGGGCGTGCCGTACACGCTGCGCTATCTGACCGAGGCGGAGGACGCCTATTTGAAGGACCGGGACGGCTATTGTGATTTCAGCGTCCGGTGCTGCGTGGTTCGGGACTACACCCCGGAGGAACGCAATGAGGCCGGAGCGCTGCGGGACTTGGACGTTTACCGCCGGAAGGTCATGCGCCATGAGATCGTCCATGCGTTCCTCCACGAAAGCGGGCTGAGTGTCAACGCAGAGAAATCCGATTCCTGGGCGGACAACGAGGAAATGGTGGACTGGTTCGCCATCCAGGGCCCGAAGCTGTTTACCGCCTGGCAGCAGGCGGGGGTGCTGTGAGGAGGTGAGGCTGTGGTGACACTCAACCTGCGGGGCGACTGCACGTCTCGCACTGCAACCAGCTTCCGCCAGGGCATGACGGACCAGCGGTTTTTGGAATTGGAGATCACCGCCTGGCTCCATTCCCCAGAGCGCAAGCGGCAGTTGGAGGCGGAGGAATACTACGACGGGACCCAGGCGGTTCAGCACCGCCGCCGTCTGGCCTTGGACGACGACGGGAAGTTAGTAGAACTGCCCCACCTGCCCAACCACCGCATGGTGGACAACCAGTACGCCAAGATGGTGGATCAAAAAACCAACTACTCCTTCGGCCGGCCGTTTTCCTTCGATACGGAGAATGCCCAGTATGCCGAGGCCTTGAACAAGATATTGGGGGCCCGGTTCCGGCGGCTCCTGCGGGCCGTGGGTGAGGGCGCCTGGATCGGTGGGAAGTGTTGGCTCTATCCTCGCTATGAGGGCGGCGAGCTGACCTTTCAACGTCTCCCGGCGGATGAGGTCTTGCCCTTCTGGGCCGACGCGGACCACACCATCTTGGACGCCGCCGTCCACGTCTACGCCGTTCAGGAGTACGACGAGACGGAGCAGATCCGGCAGGTGGTGAAGGTGGAGGTCATGCACGGCGGCGGGGTGGATTGCTTTGTCCGCAAGGACGATGGGACCCTGGTGCCGGACGATTACGCCCGGTCCGGGCCGTACATCACCGAGCGGGACCCGGTGACCGGGGATGAGAGGGGCTACAACTGGTCCCGTGTGCCGCTGGTGTGCTTCAAGTCCTCCCACCATGAGCTGACCCTGCTCTCCCGGGTGAAGTGTTTGCAGGACGCCTACAACGACATCCTCTCCAACTTCGCCAACCAGATGGAGGAGGACATCCATTCCACCGTCCTGGTCATTAAGAACTATGAGGGGGAGGACCTGGGACGGTTCCGGCACAACCTGGCCGCCTACGGGGTTATCAAGGTGCGGTCTTATGAGGGCTGCGAGGGCGGCGTGGAGACCTTGACCATAGAGGTCAACGCCGAGAATTACAAGGTGCTGCTGTCCCTGCTGAAGGATGCCATCATCGAGAATGCCCGCGGCTTCGACGCCAAGGACGACCGTATGAGCGGCAATCCCAACCAGATGAACATCCAGTCCATGTACAGCGACATCGACTTGGACGCCAACGGCATTGAGATGGAGTTCCAGGCCGCCATGGAGGAATTGCTCTGGTTCGTAGATCAGCACCTAGCCAACACCGGCCAGGGCAGCTTTGAGGGCCAGGAGGTCAAGATCATCTTCGACCGGGATGTGCTCATCAACGAGACGGAGGCCATCAACAACTGCAAGGCTTCCGTGGGCATCCTCTCCGACGAGACCATCGTCAAGATGCACCCCTGGGTCAGCGACCCAGGGGAAGAGCTGGCCCGCCTCAAGGCCCAGCGGGAGGAGGAGGCTGACCCGTACCGAGCGGCCTTTGAAAAGACCAAAGGGCAGGATGCCCCGGTGAAGGACGGTGAGGGGGATGCCAAGGCAGAATAACGCCGCCTACTGGGCGCAGCGCATGAAGCGTATGGAGGACGCCCTGAAAGACCAGTCCTACGCCTACGTGGAGAATCTGGAACGCCAATTCACCGCCGCCCAAGCGGAGGTCCAGCGACAGCTGGGGGCCTGGTATCAGCGATTCGCGGACAACAACGGCATCACCCTGGCCGACGCCCGGCGGCTGCTGAACACTGCCGAGCTGGAAGAATTTCGGTGGACGGTAGAGGAGTACATCCGACACGGGGAGGAAAACGCCCTGAGCGGGGCCTGGATGAAGCAGCTGGAGAACGCCAGCGCCAGGGTGCATATTTCCCGTCTGGAGGCGATCCAGCTACAGCTGCAACAGCAGGCCGAGGCCCTGTACGGGAATCAGCTGGATGCGGTGGACACCGTGGCCCGTGGGATTTACCTGAGCAGCTACTATGGCACCGCCTTCGAGCTTCAACGGGGGCTGGGTGTGGGCTGGACCATGCAGGCCATCGACGAGAGGACCATTGCCAAGGTCCTTTCCCGACCCTGGACGGCGGACAACATGACCTTCCGGGACCGCTGCTGGACGAATAAACAGGCTCTGGTGAACAGCGTCAACACCAACCTGACCCAGATGATTATCCGGGGAGAGGCCCCGGACCGGGCCATCAAGGCCATTGCCCACCAGTTTGGCGTGGCGAAGGATAAGGCGGGGCGGTTAGTTATGACCGAGGCCGCCGCCTTCTCCGGCGCGGCGCAGAAGGACTGCTACCGGGACCTGGAGGTGGAGCAGTACAAGGTGGTGGCCACCTTCGACGGGGAGACCTGCCCCCTCTGCGGCGACCTGGACGGGAAGGTGTTCAAGATGTCCGACTATCAGGTGGGGCTGACCGCCCCGCCCTTCCATCCCTGGTGCCGCTGCTGCACCTGCCCGTATTTTGCGGATATGGAGGGAGTCGGGGAGCGGTGGGCCAGAAATGCGGACGGCACCACCACTAAAGTTCCCGCCGATATGACCTTCGATGAGTGGCGGAAGAAGTTCGCCCCAGGTGCCAACACTGGTTTGACACCATCCCATGCGGGTGGTACAATACCCTCATCAGTTCCCAACCAGACCCCGGAGCAGCAGCATTTTTCCTCAGCTGTGCGGGGAATGCCTGGTATGACCAAGGATTATGGGGACGCCCTGGAGGCCCGCTTTGCAGTAGGTACGCCGGAGGGACAAGCCGCCTTTGCAAAGTTTGTGCCGGCTGGTTCCGTCGCGGATGGAGTACACAGCGGGACGGCGTTTTTCAGTTCGGCGGGGAATGAAATCAAAATGAACTTTGCCGACGATGCAACCAACGTGCGGGGCGCAGGTGTAACATTTTTCCACGAACACGGCCACTATATCGACTACGCGGCCGGGAGCTCTGGCGGCTGGCTCTCCCTGGACACTCCTGGCTTTGGAGATGCTCTGCGGGCCGACTTTGACGCCTACATCAAAGGCATTATGAAACGGCAGGGGATTCGAAAGACGGCGGCCTATGCCGTGGTGGCACAAGAAGTCCAGATGGCCCTGTACAGCTCTGTCTCTGATTTGATGGGTGGCCTTTCAAAAAACAAATGCCGAGGCAGATGGGGACACAAGACACGGTACTGGAGTGCCCCTGGGTCGTTGGAGAAGGAAGCCTTTGCACACATGTTTGAAGCACTCTTCAACCCAGCTCGGTACATGGCATTGGAGAAATATTTTCCCTCCGCTTTGGCGGAGTTTGAACGCCTATTAAAAGGAGCGATTTGATGAACTATCAGGATTTTCAAGATGACCCGAGGATAGCAGCAGCAGCGCGCGCCTATTTAGACAAATATGGCGGCATTTTTTTAGATGGAGAACCGGACGGCGGGCTGTTTTATGAAACAGAGGATGGAGAGGTAGCTTGCCAGAGTCCGGCGGACGCTGCCCAGGTGCTGCGGGATCTCCAAGGTGGGAAGCCGCTGCCGGAGCTGTGGCCGGAGCTGGAGTTTGACCCGGACAACGTATATTGATGATTAGAGCATCGTGCAGGCGCGCGGTGCTTTTTTCATACCCAAAACCAGAAAAGGAGGCAAACATCATGCTGAAATGGCTGAAAGCCATCCTGGGAGACGCCTACACCGACGAGATCGACAAAGCGGTGACCCAGGAGATCGAGAAGGAGTATGCGCCCCAGGCGGACCTTGCCGCGAAGGAGGGCAAGGTCAAGGAACTGGAAGCCCAGGTGGGCCAGCTGGAGGAGGGCGCCAAGACCCACGCCGCGTCCCTGGCTGACCTGAAAAAGCTCACCGGGGACAAGGAGGCCCTGGAGAAGCGGATCGGTGAGCTGGAAGAGCAGGCCAAGACGGACAAGGCCGCCTATGAGAAGGAACTGGCCCAGGTGAAGCTCCTGGCTGCTGTAGATGCCGAACTCACCGCCGCCGGTTCCCGCAACAACACCGCTGTCCGGGCGGTGCTGGCGGATTTCTTGGCGTCGGCCAAGCTGGTGGACGGGAAAGTCACCGGCAAGATCGACGGCGAAGCCGCCACCCTGGCAGGCCGGATCGAAGCCCTGAAGAAGGACGCCTCCACCGACTTCCTCTTCGGCAAGGTAGAGCGGGAGGGCTGGAAGGCTGGAGAAAGCGGCGGGAAGCCTGCCGGAGCCGACAAGAAACCCTCTGACATGACCTACGCCGAGCTGGAAGCCTACCTAGCCGCCAACCCCGACGCAAAATTGGATTGAGTAGAAAGGATGGTAGACTATGCCCAACAAATTTGACGCAAAGAGCTTCAACCCCCAGGCGTTCAAGTACCGCGCCGACCGCCTCCCCCGTACCCGCCTCAACGAGATGCGCAAGTCCCGCGTCCTGGCGGGCAACCCGGATATCCGCTCCGTATTCACCACCCAGGACGGCACCGCCTATGCCCGGATCGCCATGCGCGGCCTGCTGGACGGCGACGCCGTGAACTACGACGGCCAGACCGACATTACCGCAACCTCCACCAAGACCTTCGAGCAGGGCGTTGTGGTGGTAGGCCGAGCCAAGGCGTGGGTAGAGAAGGATTTTTCCCACGATATCACCGGCGGCGTGGATTTTATGGACAACGTGGCCCAGCAGGTGGTGGAATACTGGCAGGATATCGACCAGGACACCCTTCTGGCGATCCTCAAGGGGGTGTTTTCCATGACCTCCACCAAGGGCGCGGCTTTTGTGGAGAAGCACAGCTACACGGTGGACGGCCCCATGGAGGCTACTTCCCTCAACAGCGCCACCGCCCAGGCTTGCGGGGACCGCAAGAAGAAATTCGCTATGATTTTCCTGCACTCCGTTGTCGCCACCAATCTGGAAAACCTGAACCTCCTCACCGCCCTAAAGTACACCGACAAGGAGGGCGTCACCCGTGACCTGACCCTCTACACCTGGAACGGAAAACTGGTTATCACCGACGACGGGATGCCCGTGGAGACCGGCGAGGATGGCAGCGCCACCTATACCAGCTACGTTTTGGGCGAGGGCGCCATTGAGTACGAGGATATCGGGGCCAAGGTGCCTTACGAGATGGCCCGGGACCCCAAGACCAACGGCGGCCAGGACACCCTTTACACCCGCCAGCGCAAGGTGTTTGCCCCCAAGGGCATCAGCTATGAGAAAAAGACTCAGGCTAGCCTGTCCCCCACCGACGCGGAGCTGTCCAACGGCGGCAACTGGGATCTGGTCCACTCCGGAGAGACCAAGGAGACGGACCGCTCCTACATCGACGACAAGGCCATCGCCCTGTGCCGCATCCTCTCCAAGGGGTGATGGGGATGGAGCTGCGGGAAGCGGTGACGCTCCGGCTGTCCATGCTGGGCTACGCCCTCACAGAGGGGGACGCCCCTGCCCTGGACTACCTGGAAGAAAAGTGCCGCCAGGACCTTCTGACCAGCATCCACCACAAGGAGCTGCCGGAGGGTCTTTTTTATACCCTGGCGGACATGGTGGCCGGGGTGTTTTTGCAGGAACGTCTGGCAGCGGGGACATTGGAAATTGAGGGCATGGACTTCTCCGGCGGCGGGGCCAAGAGCATCACCGAAGGGGATATATCCGTTACCTTTGCCGGAGCCAGTGACGGCGTGGACAGCCCGGAGAGCCGCTTTCTGGCCCGTCTGGCCGCTATGACCCACCCGGCGGAGGATGTGCTGGGGGCGTACAGGAGGCTGGCATGGTGAGACGCAGGAAAGCCATACAGAGCCTGTGGTCTGGGGTGGCCTCCGTGACGGTGTGTGAGGGGGTCCTGGACCCCGCCACCGGGCGTACCGAACCGGCGGAGCGGGGGACGGTGGAAGAGGTACCCTGCCGGGTATCTTACCGCACCGTCAGTCCAGCAGCCCCGGAGGGGGAAGCCGCCCAGGCAGGCCAGGGGGTGACGCTCTACCTGGACCCGGCGGTGGATATCCCGGAAGGGTCCAAGGTTACTGTCACCCAGAACGGCGTCACTCGCGACTATGCCCGCAGCGGCAAGGCGGCAGTGTATTCCTGCCACCAAGAGGTCCCGCTGGAAGTGTTCCGGGGGTGGACCTGACGGGGAGCTGGGGACGCTGTGACTTTGACGAGCTCCGGGCCTTGCAGCAACGATTGGAACGCCTGCAAGGGGCGGACCTGGACCGGTTCTGTCAGCAGGTATCCAAGGAGCTGGCGGCCCGTCTGCTGGCTCTGGTGATCCCCAAGACGCCGGTGGGAACTTATCCACGCGGCAGCGGGAAGAAGGGCGGGACCCTCCGCCGGGGCTGGACGGCCCGAACAGAAGCGGAGGCCATGGCAGGGCGAGGGGCAGGGACTGGTGGGGCCAAGGCCTACGCCAACGCCCTACCCGTCTCCCACCAGGGGCAGACCTACACGGTGGAAATCATCAATCCGGTGCATTATGCAAGCTATGTGGAGTTCGGCCACCGCAAACGGGGCGGTGGCTGGGTGCCTGGGCAGTATTTCCTCACCATTTCCGAGGAAGAGCTGCGCAGCCTGGCGCCCCGCGTGGTGGAGCAGAAGCTGCAACGCTATTTACGGGAGGTGTTCCGTGGCTGAGATCCGTTACAACAGCGTCTATGATGCCGTGACCCTGGCCCTCCACGACGCCTTTCCCGCTGTGAAGATACACGGCGGGGAGGTCCAGCAAGGGCTGACGCCGGGAGACTTTACGGTGGTGATGCCCGCCCTCTCCCAAGTCCCCCAACTGGGGGCGCGGTACCGGCGAGAGGTGACGGTGGACGTGGTCTATTACCCCCGCCGGGGCGACGCGGAAAGCTACGACATAGCGGACCGCCTGACCCAGGCCTTGGAGATCATCACCACCCCCGCCGGGGACCAGCTCCGGGGCCGGAACCTCCGCTTTGAGCGGGTGGACGGGGTGCTTCACGCCCTGGTGGAGTACCCGCACTATGTCTATAAAGAGCGCCAGAAAATCCCCATGGAGGACCTGACGCTCTACCAGGAAGGAGGCTCACATGAGCGAGAAGAGCAACGATAAGAAAACCGCTCCGGCGGTGTTCAGCAAGCGGCAGATCCTGACCTTCCGGCGCTACGTCGGGCGGCACGACCTGTTATCTGTCCTGCTGAAGGACGGCGAAACCTACACCCTGGCCCAGGTGGACAGCCTGCTCCAGGGCTTCATGAAAGGTAAGGTGAGATAATGGCATTAGGAGGCGGGACCTTTTTGGTCCAGAACAAGGTGCTCCCCGGCGCTTATATGAACTTTGTCTCCGTGGCCCAGGCCAGCGCCACCCTGGCGGACCGGGGCACCGCTACCCTGCCCCTGGAGCTGGATTGGGGGCCGGAGGGGACGATCTTCACCGTGGAGCGGCAGGCGTTCCAGAAGGACAGCCTGAAAATTTTCGGCTATGCCTACACCGCCCCGGAGCTGCGTCCCCTGCGGGAGATTTTCGCCCACGCGAAAACAGTGCATTGCTTCCGCCTGAATGCGGCGGGGGTGAAGGCATCCAACGCTTTTGCGGAGGCGAGATACCCCGGTACCCGGGGCAACGCTCTCCGGCTGGTGGTGGAGGCCAGCGAGGATACCACGGAGGAAGCGCCCCTCTTCGACGTGTATACCTACTTGGATACCGTCCAGGTGGACGCCCAGGCAGGGGTCAGCGGCGTGTCGGGGCTGAAAGACAACGACTTCGTGTGCTGGAAGAAGGACGCCGCCCTGGCCCTGGCCGCCGGGACGCCCCTCACCGGCGGCGAGAACGGGCAGGTGCAGGACGCAGCCTATCAGACCTACCTGGACCGGGTGGAAGTCTATAACTTCAACGCCATGGGCTGCCCCTCCAAGGACCCCATCATCAAAGGGCTGTTTGCCGCCTTTTGTGAGAGGATGCGGGACGAGGTAGGCAAGAAGTTCCAGCTGGTGGTCCACACCCACCTGGCGGACTACGAGGGCGTGGTCAGCGTCAAGAACGGCTTGGCGGAGGACAAGGAGAGCACCGACCTGATCCCCTGGGTGACGGGGGTGGTGGCCGGAACCGCGGTGAACGCCTCCGCCACCAATATGGCCTACGACGGGGAGTATACCCCCGACACCGACTACACCCAGACCCAGCTAGAGGCCGGCATCCGGGAGGGGGCATTCCTCTTCCACCTGGTGGACGGGGAGCCGGTGGTGCTGTCGGATATCAACACCTTTGTCTCCGTCACCGACACCAAGAGCGCCGACTTTTCCAGCAATCAGACCGTCCGGGTCCTGGACCAGATCGCCAACGACATTGCGGTCCTCTTTGCCAAGAAGTACCTGGGCAAGGTCCCCAACGACGCCTCTGGGCGGGTGAGCTTGTGGGCGGATATCGTCAAGCACCACGAGCAGATGCAGACCATCCGGGCCATTGAAGGCTTCTCTGGGGAGGCCGTCACCGTGGAGAAGGGGGACAACAAGAAGTCTGTGGTGGTGACCGATGCCGTGACCCCCGTGAACGCCATGGAACAGCTTTACATGACGGTCTATGTTTCTTGATTGGAGGGATGAATCATGGCAGCAACCATGCACGCAAAGGACACCATTTCCGCCTCCCAGGCGGAGTGCTACATCACCATTGAGGGCAACCGCTACAACTTCATGCAGGCTATCAGCCTGGAGGCCAAGATCGAAAAGACCAAGAAGGAGGTCCCCATTCTTGGCAAGACCGGCAAGGGCAACAAGGCCACCGGCTGGAAAGGGACCGGCTCTGCCAAGTTCCACTATGCCAGCAGCCTTTTCCGGGAGCTGATGGAGCGGTACAAGAACACCGGCGAGGACGTCTATTTTGACATCCAGGTCACCAACGAGGACGAGACCTCCGCCGTAGGCCGCCAGACGGTGATCCTGAAAGACTGCAACGTCAACGGCGGCATCCTCACCAAGTTCGACGCCGACGCGGACTACCTGGACGAAGAGCTGGACTTCACCTTTGAGGACTTCGATATGCCGGAGACCTTCAATCTGCTGGACGGGATGCTTTGATTTTTAGGAGGATTTTATCATGAGTTTATCCGCATTTTTCGCAGAAAACGCGCTCCCTGTGGAGCACGTCAAATACGCCGCTTCCAATCGGTTTCTGGGGGAGGATGGCAAACCGGTGGAGTGGGAGATCAAGACCATCACCGGCACCGAGGACGAGGCCCTGCGCCAGAGCTGCGCCAAACGGGTTCCCGTTCCCGGCCGGAAGAACCTCCCCCAGCGAGAGACCGATTATGACGCCTACCTGGGCAAGCTGGCGGCAGCCTGTACCGTGTTTCCCAACCTCCACGACAAGGCCCTCCAGGACAGCTATCACGCCATGGGGGCGGAAGCCCTGCTCAAGACCATGCTGACCCCTGGAGAGTATATCGACTACCTCCAGAAGGTGCAGGAGGTCTGCGGCTTCGAGACGGCCTTGGAGGAAGAGGTGGAAGCCGCAAAAAACTGATCGAGGAGGGCGACGGGGAGGCGAATCTGTGCTACTACTGTCTGCACGAGCTGCACCTGCTGCCCTCCCAAGTCCTCAACCTGCCCCGCCGGGAACGTGCCTTTATGATCGCTGCCGTCAACCGGCGGGTGAAGGAGGAGGACAAGCGGCGGCGGGAGCTGGAGAAGAAATCGTGAGAAGGGAAGCTGACGCCTATGGCGACCATCCGAACGGCCCTGGCCCTCTATGACGGGATGTCCCGCCCTCTGCGGAGCATCTATAACGCCATGGACATCGTGCTCAATAGCTTTGAAAACTTACAGGACGCCTCCCGGAGTGCGGTTGATACCGCCGCTCTCCAGCGGGCGCGGGAGGAGCTGACCCGAGCCAGGACAGCCCTTGACGAACTGGCGGACCCCATCCGGGACGCGGACCGGGAACAACAGCGCCTGAATGGCCACATCCGCGACGGGACCGGCAGCGCAGAAAACCTCCTGAGCAAGGTCAAGGGGATCGCGCTCACCCTGGGCAGTCTGGCGGGGCTGAAAAAGCTCATTGAACTGTCGGACACCCAGGCCAGCACCACCGCCCGGCTGAGCCTCATCGTGGACGACGGGGGCAGCGTGGAGGAGTTAGAGGCCAAGGTCATGGCCTCCGCCCAAAACTCCCGGGCGGCATATTTTGACACCGCCGCCGCCGTCGCCAGCATGGGGGCCAACGCCAAGTCGGCCTTCTCCGGCAACGATGAGCTGATCGCCTTCCTAGAGCAGATCAACAAGCAGTTTGTCATTGGCGGGGCGTCTGCGGAAGGACAGTCCGCCGCCATGCTCCAACTGACCCAGGCCATGGGGGCCGGGGCGCTGCGGGGGGAGGAATTGAACTCCATCCTGGAAAATGCCCCCGGCATTGCCCGGGCCATTGAACGTTACATGGGCGTGGCGGAGGGCTCTATCAAAAGCTATGCCGAAGAGGGGCTGATCACCGCCGAGGTGGTGAAAAACGCCATGTTCGCGGCAGCGGATGAAACCAACGCCAAGTTTGACTCCATGCCCAAGACCTGGGCCCAGGTGGCGACCTCTATGCAGAACACAGCATTGACCCTCTTCTCCCCGGTGCTGCGGCGGCTCAATGAGATCGCCAACAGTGAGCAGTTCCAGCAAGTGGTCAGCGGCATCTTGGGAGGCTTGGCCCTGGTGGCCCAGGTGGCGGCGGAGGTGCTGGACCTGATGCTCTCCGGGGCGAACCTGATCGCGGAGAATTGGAGCTGGATAGAGCCCATCATTATGGGGGTCGCTGCGGCGATGCTGTTCTATTTGGCCGTGACCAAGGGGGCGCTGGTGGTGGAGGCAGTCAGCAAAGCCCTGAAAGCAGCCCACGCGGCGGTGGTCAATTTCCTGTCCATCGGCTACGGCGTCCTCACCGGCAGCACAGCGGCGGCTTCGGCGGCGACCTTGGTGTTCAATTCCGCCCTGATGGCCTGCCCCATCACTTGGATTGTGTTTGCGGTGATCGCCCTGATCGCGGTGCTTTACGCGGCGGTGGGTGCGATGAACCATTTCGCCGGGACGTCGGTTTCTGCCACGGGGATCGTCTGCGGGGCCTTTATGGCCGCCCTGGCCTTCGTGGGCAATCTGTTCATCGTCTTTTATAACCTGGTGGTGGACGTGTTCGTGCTGATCTACAACCTGATTGCCACCGTAGCCAACTTTATTGCCACGGTATTTGACGACCCGGTGGCGGCAGTGTGCAGGCTGTTCTTCGACCTGGCGGACACGGTGCTGTCTATCCTGCAATCCCTGGCTTCGGCCATTGATACCGTGTTCGGCTCCAACCTGGCCGGGGCGGTGCAGAACTGGCGGGGGGCTTTGGGGGGCTGGGTCGACAAGACCTTCGGTAAGGGCGTCGAGGTCATGGAGAAGATGGACGCCCAGGAAATGCACCTGCAGCGGTTCGAGTATTCCGCCGCCTGGGACAAGGGCTATTCCTTCGGGAAGGGTTTGGGCGAGAAGGTATCCAATCTCTTCAAGGCACCAGACCTGGGCAAGGGAGAAGGTTACGACCTGGGCAACGTCCTGGACCAAATCCAGAACGCCGCTGGGGATACCGCCGGGAACACGGCAGACATGGCCGATGCCCTGGACCTGACCAAGGAGGAGCTAAAACTCCTGCGGGAGATCGCGGAGCGGGAGGCCATCAACCGGTTTACAACTGCCGAAATCAAAGTGGAGATGACCAACCACAACAACGTTTCCGGCACCAGCGACCTGGACGGCATCGTCTCGGACCTGGAAAAGAAGCTGGAAGAGGCCATGATCGAAGTCAGCGAGGGGGTGCATATCTGATGTATCAGTTTTATCTGGACGGGGAACTGCTGCCGGTGGCACCGGAAAAGCTGACCGTCAAGATCGGCAACCAGAACAAGACCCTCACCCTCATCAACGGGGAGGAGGTGGGCATCCTCAAGCGGCCGGGGCTGTCGAAGATCACCTTCTCGGCCCTGCTGCCTGCCGCTCCGTATCCCTTCGCCCAGTATTTGAGCGGGTTTCAAAGCCCGGTCCACTTCCTGGATAAGCTGGAGGCGCTGAAGAACGGATTGAAACCCTTCCTGTTCCAGGTGGTCCGGCCCCAGGGCTGGGCGCAGAGCAGCTTCACGGTTTCGCTGGAGGACTACAGCCTCACCGAGGACGCGGAGCGTTACGGCCGGGATGTCTATGTGGACATTACCCTCCTCCAGCACCGGGGCTATATGACGAAAACCATCACCTTCAAACAGGAACAGAATCAAACCACCGCCACGGTGAAGCAGGAGGACCGCCCCACCACCGGCAAGACCACGGAGGAGACCTACACCGTCAAGGCGGGGGACTGCCTATGGAACATCGCCAAGAAGTTTTTGGGCAGCGGCAGCCGGTATCCAGAGATCATCCAGTTAAACCTGGATACCCTGGATGCCGACGCCAAGAAACACGGCAAGGCCAGCAGCTCCAACGGCTATTGGCTCTTCGCCGGGACGGTCTTGAAGCTACCGGCCAAGTGAAGGGAGGGAGAGTATGAGCGCCTATGTCTGGCCTTGCGCCGGAGGCTATGTGTCCAGCAAGTTCGGACCCCGAAAGGCTCCAAAGAAGGGGGCTTCCACATACCACAACGGCATTGACATTGCCGCCGCTGCCGGAACTGCCATCTTGGCGGCGAAACCGGGGAAGGTCATTTTTTCCGGGTTTAATTCGGCCCGGGGGAACTACTTGAAGGTAGACCACGGCGGCGGAGTGGTGACCCTGTATCAGCATTGCAGTAAGCGTCTGGCCTCTGTGGGGGCGAAGGTAAATGCTGGACAGAAGATTGCCCTGGTGGGGTCCACGGGGATCTCCACCGGCCCCCATCTGCACTTTGAGGTGCAGATCAACGGGACCTGTAAAAATCCCCTGAACTACGTCTCGCCGGGGAACACCAGGTATACCGGCCCGGCTTACGGCGGGGGCGGGAGTACAGCCGCCAGCGGCAAGAAATCCTCTGGGAGTAAAGGCAGTACAGAGGATTCCGCCCCCGCCAGCAAGGAAATCACCACCGTGGTGGCGAAATCCACCACCGGGACCGGCACCGCCCAGAAGATCTCCCTGACCGGACTTCCGGCGCATCTGTCCTACGGGGTGGAAATCCTCATCCAGAACGACCAGATTTACCTTCCCGCGGTGGAGGGCAGCGTCAAGTTGGAGCAGAGCCGCAAGGGGGCCCCTGCCAAGCTGACCTTCACGGTTTTGAAGGACGGTGTGCTCAACTTCCAGGAGGGCAACCCCGTCACCATGCGCTTCAACGGCAAGCCGGTGTTTGCGGGGTTTGTGTTCAAAAAGAGCCGCAGCGACGGCCTGCAAATCAATGTGACTGCCTACGACCAGCTGCGCTATCTCAAAAACAAGGATACCCTCTCCTACACAAACAAGACCTATGGGGAACTGTTGTCTATGCTGGCTACGGACTACCACCTCCAAGTGGGCAGCGTGGCCGACACCAAGTACAAAATCCCCAGCCGCATTGAGGAGGGGACTCTTTTGGATATGCTGCAAAACGCCTCCGACCTGACGGTGGTGAATACCGGGGTGTTATACGTCCTCTATGACGACTTCGGCAAGCTGACCTTGAAGCCCCTGAAAGACATGATCCTGGACGTGGTGGTGGACGAGGACACCGCCAAGGGCTACGACTATGAATCCAGCATCGACAAGGACACCTATAATAAAATCAAGCTGGCCGTGGACAACGGCCAGACCGGGGAGCGGGAAACCCACGTCACCAACGAGCCGGTGAACCAAGGCAAGTGGGGCCAGCTGCAATACTATGAAAAGATTGACGGCAGCCCCACGGCGGCAGTGTTGGCGGAACGGGCGAAAATCCTGCTGAATTACTACAACAAGAAACACCGTACCCTGACCATCAAGGGAGCCTTCGGGGACCTCCGGGTCCGGGGCGGGAGCCTGCTGGTGGTGAAGATGGGCTTGGGGGATATCGCGGTCAACAACTATATGTGTGTGGAGAAGGTGACCCACACCTGGGAGCATGGCTTGCACACCATGGACCTGTCCCTCTCCGGCATTCGGGGGGAGTTTGCGGCATGACGGGAATGATTGAGATCATCAAGCAGGTGGCGGTGAACGCCGTGGAGGCCCGAAAGCCTGTGGCCCTGCTCTTTGGGACGGTGTCCGCCCTGGCCCCGCTGAAAATCCGGCTGTCCCAGCAGGAGGAGTACCCGAAAGAATTTTTTCTTGCCTTGGACCCGGTGCCAACATTCGAGGAGGGGGACCGTCTGGTCCTGCTGCGTCTCCAAGGCGGACAGCAGTTTTTGATTTTGGGGAAGGAGGGGAGTTTATAAGTGCTGCCGACGGGATACGAGGACGACTTGACCCAGGACTTCACCGTGGAAGCCAACCCGCCCAGCCGGACCTTTCGGCTGGACCACCAGGAGCGGGCGGTCCGGGGCATGACGGACCAGCTGGCAGCGGTGGAGCAGGCCGTGTTTCTGATCCTGAACACCGAGCGTTACGACTGGCTCATCCACTCCTGGAACTACGGCGTGGAGCTGCGGGGGCTGATCGGGATGCCGCCTGCCTACTGTGTGGTGGAGATCCAGCGGCGGGTGACGGAGGCCCTGCTCCAGGACGACCGCATCACTGCTGTGGAAGATTTCTCCTTTGAATCTGGGAAGAAACGGGTGCTGGCGACCTTCCGGGTGGTCAGCATTTTTGGTGCCTTCCGCACCGGGATGGAGGTGGATATCTGATGTACGAGGACATTACTTACGAACTGCTGTTGGCGCGAATGCTGGAAAAAGCCCGTGCCGCCAATGCCAACCTGGACACCCGGGAGGGGTCCTTGGTCTGGCTGAGCCATGCCCCGGCGGCGGTGGAACTGCAAAACCTGTACCTGCAGCTGGACAACATCCTGCGGGAGACCTTTGCCGACACCGCCAGCCGGGAATATCTCATGCTCCGGGCGGCGGAGCGGGGGACGTTTCTGCCCATGCGCAGCGACCACTATCTACAGGTGGGGATGCTCTATGGCGTGCTGCTGGCGCTGGCG